GGTTTTCCGTTAAACAGATCATGTTGATACCTGTCAAATAAAGCCACGTATGTATTTAATTCTTTAGAATATTGGCGCTTTTTGCTTCTATTCTGTGTTAATTTTGAAACATAGATTAACTTTGCGCTATCGTCTTTTGAACGTTTGATTAGGGACAAGTGCAATTGTATCTCAGTATCCATTGCCCAAACCAAACCATCTAATTCATGTAACCTATGTGCTTGTTTGTATAGTTGTCGTTTATCAAAGCTGCACCATGCCATTGCATGTCTGAGTTTATAGAACGTCTTTTCAGTATGTGTATATAACACACTAGCAGTATATGTGCCTACACTGTTCTTTTCTACGTAATATCTATCATAGAGAGTGTATGAGTTATCACCTTCAGGAAATATTATTATCTTTTTTAAAGAATTGATTTCTTTATCTGCTATCTTCTCCAAAGAAGATAATAACTTATTATTCATAGTTTGATACCTCAAAATGTATGTTCTTTAATTCATCAGTGATATCTATAGTGTTTGAAATCTTATCAAATTCAGTACCGCATTTGATCATGGGTACTCCGTTACAATCGCTATATAACGCTCCTAACTCAGTGATACCATCATCGAACACGCTTCTATGATTCACTGTAAACTCAAATGACCAGCATTTGACTTTTTCTGCGTTTTCGTACAGATAGCCAAATTTGTTAAATTCGTTAAAGTCTATTTCAGACACCTTAGGATTTTTAATAATTTCAGGCTGACTGCGCATGTTAATAGCCTGTAAGATAGTGTCGAAATTACATTGTGTATTACGTTTAAAATACCATGTGTCATCTTCACCTGCAGGAGGTTTTTGTCGGTTAAGTACACCAGTGTATGTTACATCAAAAAGTGTATAGCAAGTTATCAAATACATACTGATATTTATAGCCACAAAAAAACCCGAGAAATTCTCGGGTTAGTTTTTTGATTAATCCGTAGATTAACCGAATGTAGCTGTAGAACCACCTGTAGTTGTGTTTGCTGTACCAGCTGCTGTCAATGCAGTGTTAACTGCTGCAACAATGTTAGCACCAACAGAACCGTCAATAGACCATGCGCCTGTTGGGTAAACAGCCATAGCTAATGTATCTTGAGTAGCACTTGTGTACTCATAGATATAAACAGTAGCCAATTGTTGAACTGTTTGGATGATTGTGTTAACTTGTGAGCCAGTGAAGTGAGTTGTACTTGCTGCTGTGATTGTGAAATAGTCTAGTTTAGGACCTTGTGGTTGAACAGGAACCGCAGAAACAACTGCGTTTAGACCGTTAGACCAACCTGCACCTGCTGTGTTAGCAACGCCTTGATCTAAAACTACTACTGGTTGATAGTCACCATGAACTTTTGTAAATTGTGCCATTTTAAAATTTCCTTTAAATGATTGAAGCCTACTGCTTCATACATTTATTTATCATTTGTTTCAAAAAAGTCGGTTTAAGTTACTGTCTTCCAGCCAAATTCTGTGCTGAGAAGCCCATTCTATCAACAAACTTTAGGCCCTGACTGACGAAACCTTCTTGTGTTCGTGTTCCGTCTTGTAGATAGCCCTGTACAGGTGCTGATTCAGCAGCCTTGTTTAGTTGTTCTATCACAGCCATCTTTAGTTTGTATAGTTCAATCCAGATAGTGAATGCACCTAACACACCCTCTTTGTTTGCTTCTAAGTGTTGTGTTAGTTTATTACGCATACTATCTGTCATAGGACGAGCCTGGAAAAACTCATAGAATCCATTGACTAGATTGTTTAAGTCTCTTGCTACGATTCGTTTGTTAATATAAACTGTGAACAAGTTAGCAAATGCGTTTGATGCTTGCGGTGCTGTACTCATTAACTGATCTACTGCTTTGCCGTACTTCTTAATAGCATTTTGTGCATTCTTAACTAAGGTTGCGTTAACCTTGATGTTAGGAGTGATAGGCATTTTTGCAGGAACGATAGCAACATTGCTATTATTCTTAAGGGTGCCTATAGTGCCATCTAACGGAGTAGCTTCATCTGTAGTCATTGCATTTGCAGGCATAAATTGGTGAACTACTATACCCGCTTGTTTACCTGCTAATTCTTTACCGATCTCACTGTTAGGATCTACTGTATATTCGATGCCGTTTGGATTTGCTTTAAAGTGAAACAATCCATCACGTGCAGGTTTCAATGGTTGACTGAATAACAAGTCACCCCAATAGTATCCCTTTGATCTGTCTGACTTTTCTAAGCCAGGCCAAATAGCACCGATCAATTGATGTAATTCTGTACGCTCTACTCCACGATCCATGTCATATTTGACAAACTGTTCAGGGCTATAAACTTGACGTCCTGTACCGTCTTTCTTGTTGAACATGTGCTTGTCCATGATACTGAATTGACCATCAGGGCCACGACCAAAAATCAATGCAGGATAACCATCCCACTTGATAGTAATTGCATGTGGGTTTTTAACTGTATTAATGACTGCATTAACTGCGTTAGTAGCACCTTGACTGCCACCTAAGAACACTAAATCTTCAGGATGGTCTAAGTGACCTTTACCCTCAACAATAGGATTTGAACTTAATTGGTCTATTTTGCCTGCTAACAGACTTAGTGATTCACTTAGATTCATTTCTGACCCCAAATTTTATATGATTTGTTTTCACTAACAGGTTGTGCTACTTTTGCACGTGTTCGTCCACTTGCTTTTTGTTTAACTTTGTTTCCCTTACCTGCTTTATGAGTTACACCAGTTGCGCTTGGTGTAGTAGTTCCACCTGTGCTAGTTGTTTCAGCACCCGGTAACTGTCTTGCCATTTGAGAGAACGCACCAGCACCTGGTTCTGATGTTGCTGTATCAGACGTTGAACCTATTTCTTTTTGTAGAGAGTTAAGGATATATCCCTTTTGTCTCTTGTTTAATTGATTCATTAAACCTTTAACTTGCTTATATACTGATTTGACTTCTTCTGGTGCTTTTGCAGTTTGTGTACCTGTAGCAGTTGTTTGGTCAGATCCTTGTCCTAAACCCTTCATGAAGCCTTGTTTAAGAGCATCACCTACTGAGGTAGGACCTGCTGCTTGGTCTGCAGGCTCCATGTCATGAGCACCTGCACCGCCACCTGCTGTCCAGTATAGACTAAATGCGGCTGATGCTAATTTTTGAAGTGCTTGCTTTCCACCGTCTTTTGTGTAAGTTGATTGCACAGCATCACACATAGGTTTTAGCGTAGATGAGTCAACCTTAGGCATGTATTTCTTTAAGAAATTCTGTAGATATGAACTGATTGAATAAGCATATTTACCCTGTGCTTCTTTGACAGTAGTAGCCTTATTGAAGGCTCTTTGCTTCATCATATTTCTTACGTTCGCACCGGCTGCTCTAGAATTATTCGTAGGTGCTGTGGGTGTAGTAGGAGTTTGGGCTTGTGCAGGTTGTTGCTGTTGTCCAGCTTGTGGTTGTTGAGCCTGAGGTTGCGGAGGCGGTGATGCCGGTTGCATTCCAGCTGTTGGATTTGGATCAACTAATCCACCTTCAATACCTTGCGCTAAGTTAGTAGCTGCACGACCGGCTAAATCATCCACGAATTGCTTCTGGATCATACGATCTTTAAGGGATAGTTTACCCTGTGCAGAACCCATGTCTTTGAACTTGGACCATAGTGCACCGCCCAAAGTTGCTTCTGTTAATTCATTTGCTTTCACCGCTGTTTTTCCTTAAAGATTTGGCAAATCTATCACGATCTTTACTCTTTATTGCGCTCAATAGTTTGCGCTCAAGTAATTCAGCCTGTTCCTGTGGGTAATGGCGGCTTATTAATTCTATCAAATTAATAGCACTTGTAATAATATTGCTGGCCCTGTTCTCAATGATATGAGAGGTATCCCTATTATTGCCAAGTTCTTCTAGTTCCTGTAACAGACTTTTCGTTTGCTTTTGCATATAATTATCCTATATGTATTTATGCTACTTTTGGAATAATCATTTCTTTAAAGAATTCAACAAATTCTTAAGTTTTGCGCTTCCTACATCGGCTACAACGTGCTTACTTGCCGGTTGTAAGATTTCACCTGTACCCTGATCTATAATCTCATGAGATGATTTCAGTGTAGATTGTGGCTTCAATGAACTCATAATATCGTTAGGGCTAGGGCTAGGCTTTGGACTATACTTTGCTTGCTGATCTGCATATCCATCAGGATCTTCGTCTGTGATACGCATAGTTTCAATGTTATACTCCAAGTCAATCTTTTGACCAACACCCGTAGAACTACGACTTTTCATACACTGAATCTGATACTTACCACGCTCACGCATACTACGGCTTGTAAAGATACCGAACACGTTATCTGCTGTGTTGATCTTTGAGATACCACCTGCGATATGACTGTGATCGAATTCGATTTCTTCAACCGCACTAC